TTTAAATGTTACTTCTCATTGGGCTAACTTTGATAAAAAAAATGGAAGAAAAACAAATTCAACATCTCAACAAAGATTTTTTAGTACAGATGTTGGTATGCAATTTTCATCTCAAACAGTACAAGATATTAAATGGGGAAGATCATAATGCAAGATATTATTAATTTATATAAACAGTTTGATAAATATAAAGATAATACTGATAAAGATTTGGCTAATCATATATTGCCATCAATTCAATGTAATCAATTTAAAAAATTTGAAGATGATGATGGTATTTATGGTTTTGTAAATTGGGCTTTCTTAAATAAAGAAAACGAATTATTTTATAAACAAAAAGGTACTGTTAAAAATAATACATGGCAAAGTGGAACTAATCTATGGTTATGTGATATTGTTATTATAAAAAATGCAAGAATAGTTATGTCTTGGGTTTATAATTATTTTAAAGATTATCTTCAAACTAACGAATGTATTAATTGGTTAAGAGTAGATCACAACAATAATATCTACAGAATATCTAAAAAATATAAAAGGGAGTTTCATATTTAAATGGGTAATATTGTAAATAAAATTTTAGACCCAATAGTAAAGGTATTTAGTAAAGCATTATCTTGGCTTATACCTGAGGTTGATATTCCTGACTTTGGTATAAATGAAGCAGATGATTTTGAAAAAGGTGTACTACTTAATAAACAATCTAATGACGCAAATATTCCTGTTGTTTATGGAACAAGATTAGTTGGTGGAACTAGAGTATTTGTAGAAACTTCAGGAACAGATAATCAATATTTATATATTGCTATAATATTAGCAGAGGGAGAAATTAATGATGTTAAACAAATAACAATAGATGATAAAGTTGTTACCTTTGCATCTTCTTTTTCTGATAATACTGCTGTTGAAGTAGATAGTAGCGATAGTGTTTTTTATAAAGGTGGAGAAAGTTTAATTAGAGTAGAACCTCATTATGGAACAGATGGTCAATCAGCATCAACATTATTATCAACATTATCTAATTGGGGAAGCAATCATAAATTATCTGGTTTAGCTTATCTTGCAATTCGTTTTAAATGGAATCAAGATGTATTTGGTTCTATTCCTAAAATACAAACATTAATAGAGGGTAAAAAAGTAGTAGCATATAATTCAAGTTTAGTTGCTCAAACTGCTGCTTTCTCTACTAATCCAGCTTGGGTTTTATTAGACTACTTAACAAATGCTAGATATGGAAAAGGTTTAGCAGTAAGTGATATTGATTTACAATCTTTTTATGATGCTTCACAAGTTTGTGTAACACAAGTAACACCATATTCAGGTGCTAGTGATATTAATATTTTTGATGCAAATGCTGTGTTAGACACATCTAAAAAAATTATAGATAATACAAGAACTCTTTTAAAAGGTTGTAGAGGTTATCTTCCTTATACTTCTGGCAAGTACAGATTAGTTATTGAAACAACAGGAAGTGCATCTATTACTTTAACAGAAGATGATATATTTGGTGGATTCTCTGTTTCGAGTCCAAATAAAAACGATAAATATAATAGAGTAATTTGTAGTTATGTTTCGCCTGATAAAAATTGGCAAGTAGATGAAGTTCAATTTCCACCAATAGATGACTCTGGTTTGCCTAGTGCAGATCAACACGCAACTATGAAAGCTGCTGACGGTGGATTTTTATTAGAGGGTAGATTTGATTTTGGACAAGTAATAACAAGTCCATATCAGGCCGAAGAAATGGCAGAGATTATTTTAAGAAGATCAAGAGAAGCAATACAATTAAGTATAAATGCTGGTGGTAATGCTTATGATTTAGCGATAGGAGATATTGTAAATATTACACATAGTTCATTAGGTTATTCTGCAAAAGCATTTAGAGTTATTTCAATATCTTTTAATGAAGATTTTACAGTAGGTTTAAATTTAACTGAACACCAAAATTCACATTATACTTGGGCTAGTAAAACTCAACAAGCTAGTATTCCATCAACTAACTTACCTAATCCAAATGTTGTTCAACCACCAGCAAGTGTAACTTTAGATGACCAATTAATTGAATATAATGATGGTACTTGTATAGTGGCAATGAGTATATCAATAGGTGCTTCTCCTGATAGCTTTGTTGATTATTACCAAGTAGAATACAAATTAAGTACAGATTCAGATTATATTATTTATGCACAAGGTTCAGGATTAAATCACAGAGTATTAAATGTAATTGACCAACAAATTTATAATGTAAGAGTTAAAGCTGTAAATAGTTTAGGAGTATCATCAACTTATGTAACAGCAACTAGAACAATCATTGGTGCTCTCGCACCTCCATCTGATATTGAAGATTTTTCTTGTAATGTTATTGGACAAGAGGCTCACTTATCTTGGACACAAATACCAGACTTAGACCTTGCTTATTATCAAATTAGATATTCAGCTTTAATAGATGGTTCAGCTACATGGTCAAACTCTGTATCTTTAGTTGAAAAAGTATCAAGACCAGCAACTTCAATTAATGTACCAGCAAGGGTTGGAACTTATCTTATCAAAGCTGTAGATAAACTTGGAAACTTTAGTTCTAACGCAACAGCTATTATTTCTAATGTTACAGGAGTTTTAAATTTTAATGCAGTAGCAACTCAATCAGAACACCCTGACTTTACAGGAACTAAAACAAATATAATTGAATCTGATAATACTTTAAAACTAGACTCATCAGAACTATTTGATTCAGCTAGTGGATTATTTGATGATGGTACAGGATTATTTGAATCTGGTTTAACAAGTGCTGATTTATTTGCTTCAGGAACTTATGAGTTTGCAGCACCTATTGATATTGGGGCAAAACATACTGCTAGAATTACAGCTTCTATAACTCAAACATCAGATAACTTAGATGATGTCTTTGATAATAGAACAGGAAACTTTGACGATCAAAAATCTAACTTTGATGGAGATACACCAGCAAACTGTAATGCACATATTGAGATAGCAACCTCTGATGATAATGTTACTTACACATCATTTAGAAATTTTACTATTGGAGATTATACTGCTAGATACTTTAAATTTAAATTAATAATGACTTCAACAGATTTATCATCAACTCCTGTTGTATCAGAATTATCAGTAACTATTGATATGCCTGATAGAATATTTAGTGATAATGATATTGTATCTGGTGTTGCAACTAAAACTGTAACATTTACATTACCATTTAAATCTGTTAATTACGCAGTTGGAATTACAGCAGAAAATATGGCTACTGGAGATTATTTTATAGTTGAAAATAAAGCTGTTGATTCTTTTGATGTTACTTTTAAAAATTCATCAAATAGTGTAGTATCTCGAACATTCGATTATATTGCAAAAGGATATTAAAAGGAGTATAAGAACTTATGGCACAAGGAGATTACAACGTTCAGAATCAGGGTTTTCCAGCTTTTAGGTCGGATTTAAATTCGACTTTATCAGCTATTAATTCATCTAATTCAGGAACTTCAAGACCAAGTTCAGCAGTTGCTGGAACTGTTTGGCTAGATACTACTTCAGCAACAACACCTACTTTAAAATTCTATGATGGTGCTGATGATATATCTTTAGCAACTTTAGACTACACAGCAAACACAGTTAATTGGTTAGATAGTTCAGTTTCATTTGATATAGTTTCGGATTTATCGCCACAATTAGGTGCAGATTTAGATGCAAACGGTAATAATATTTTAATTGATAACGGTAATTCAATTAATGATGAAAATGATAACGAACAAATTAAATTTGTAACTACTGCATCTGCAGTTAATGAAATAACAGCTACCAATGCTGCAACAGGAAATGCTCCTAATATTTCAGCAACAGGTGGAGATACTAATGTTGATTTAAACTTAACACCAAAAGGAATTGGTAGAACAACTTTTAATGGTCAAGGTAAAATTCAAAGTGTTGCAGAAAAAGTTACAACTGAAGCAACAGCTGCAACAGGAACTGTAAACTATGATGTGCTTACACAAGCAGTATGGAATTTTACAACAGATGCTTCAGCTAACTGGACTTTAAATATTAGAGGTGATGGATCAAATACACTAAATGCAATTATGGATGCAGGTGAGTCAATAACAGTAGCTCATATTGTTTCTCAAGGTGGAACAGCTTATTATAATTCAGCTGTACAAATTGATGGATCAGCAGTTACTCCAAAATGGCAAGGCGGAGCAGCACCATCTGCTGGTAATGCTAGTTCATTAGATACATATAATTATACAATTATTAAAACTGCAGACGCTACATTTACTGTACTTGCATCGCAAACACAGTTTGCGTAATAAAAGGAGAATAAAAATATGCCTTTATTAGCAACATTCGGGGCTGGATCGAGAAGAGGATTTGTTTCGGGGGGTGTTATTCCTCCTTATGATATAGATTTTTTAGTTATAGCTGGTGGTGGCGGTGGAGATGCTTATGGAGGAGGAGGTGCTGGTGGTTACAGAACTTCAACGCAAACAGTAAAAGTAGGAACTGCAATTACAGTAACAGTTGGAGATGGAGGAGCAAATCAAGCTGCTGGTGCTACAGCAGGTTCAAATTCAGCAATATCAGGTTCAGATTTAACAACAATAACTTCTGCTGGTGGAGGTAAAGGTGGTGCACATGGTACAGCAGGTGGTTCTGGTGGTTCTGGTGGAGGAGGAGGTTATGATTATGCTGCTGGTGGTGCTGGTAACACTCCCTCAACATCTCCAAGTCAAGGAAATAATGGTGGAACTGGTGGTAATGGATCCCCTCAATATGTAGGTGGTGGTGGAGGTGGTGCTGGTGCAGTTGGTGGAGGAGGAAGTTCTGATGGTGGTGCTGGTGGTGCAGGTCTTGCAAGTTCAATCACAGGTTCATCTGTTACAAGAGCAGGTGGAGGGGGCGGTGGAACTTATGCAGGAGGTAGTGGTGGTGCAGGTGGTTCTGGTGGTGGCGGTGGTGGCGGTCGATATGGTGGTGCAGGTGCAGGTACAGCTAATACTGGTGGTGGCGGTGGTGGAGGTGGTGATATTGGTGGTGCTGCTGGTGGAAAAGGTGTAGTTATTTTAAGTATGCCAGACGACAATTATACAGGCACAACAACAGGTTCTCCAACAGTTGCTACAGGAGTTAGTGGTAAAACAGTTTTAACATTTACAGGTACAGGGAGTTACACAGCATAATGGCTTCATTCGCAAAAATAGGTTTAGATAATAAAGTAATAGAAGTTCTTTCAGTTCATAATAATGAAATATTAGATTCTAACGGAGTTGAACAAGAAGTTAATGGAATTGATTTTTTAACTAAATTAACTGGTTGGTCAATTTGGAAACAGTCTTCTTACAATAATAATTTTAGAAAAAATCATGCTGGTATTGGTTACACTTATGATGAAGATAGAGATGCTTTCATAGCACCTAAACCTTTTAACTCATGGATATTAAACGAAGATACTTGTCGTTGGGAAGCACCAGTTGCTAAACCAGATGATGGTGAAAGATATACTTGGAATGAAACAACAACAACTTGGGACTTGACATCAGTATAATCATTTTGTAAATTTTTTCTACAAATGAAAGCATACTATTTTTTATCTGGATTACCTAGAAGTGGTAATACATTACTTGGTTCATTAATAAATCAAAATACTGAAATTTCTTTAACAGCTAATACAATCTTAACTGATGTAATTTACCAAATAGATTTATTAAAAGATACTGAAATATACAATAACTTTTTAGACGAAGAATCTTTAAATAATATTATTAAAAATGTCTTTAATAATTATTACAAAGATTGGAAAGCCAAATATATTATAGACAGGGGTTTGTGGGGAACTCCTTATAATTTAGAATGGTTAAAATCAATTATTAAAAAACCAAAATTTATTATTCTTTAT